GATTTGTTGCGGGTTCAAGCCGCCCAGCGACGTGGTGCGCAGATCGGTCAAGAAATCGCGCAAAGTTTCTGCCGTGCGCAGCCATAGCCGGGAACTCTCTGCATGTTCCTGCGCCAGCTTCTGACGGGCCGCGATTTCGACATCAATCACCCCCGCTACATCGTTAATCATGCCTGTGATTTCCGGCGAAAACCCGGTCAGCGGGCCAAGCACGGTGGCCAGTGCCCCCGATAGGCCCATAAGGTCGGCGTAGAGTTGCCGCCCCGCCTCGCTGGTCAGGTCGATGCCATCAATAATCGCCCGGAACCCCTCGGCGCTTTCCGGCATGGCGACATTCAATTCCGCGAATTGCTCCGACAGGCGGCGCATCAGCGTTTCTTGCCGTTCGGCTTCGGTGTAGAAACTTCCCCAATAGGTTCCGACCGCACTGGCCATTGCCTCCACGCCGCCGAAGGCGTCAACCAACTGTGAGGCCATGTCAGCGCCCACCAGTGACGCCTCAAACATCGTGTGGCCTAGCAGGTCAATCGCGTCGTTAGCCGCATCCAGCGAAATTGCCAGCCGGGTTAGCGTGTCCATCGCGCCCTCACCGGCCCGCGTGAATTCATCCGTACCCAGAACCAGTTCCGCCATGGCGTCCGATACGCTGGCAATCTCGCTGTTTAGCCCTTCCATGATTTCCTGTTCGGACAGGTTGTGGACCCAAAGCGTGAATTCATCCCCGACAAAGTTGCGGATTTCGCGGACGGACAAGCCAAGGCTGCGGCCCATATCGCGGATGCTGTCAGTCACAGCGTCCATCGCATCATCAAGCAAAGCGGTGATCTGGTTATCTACATCGCTGTAGTCGGCCCGGTCGCCGCGCAGGAAGCCGCCCCTGTAGAAGTCAAATTGCGTCCCGTCAAAACCCCCAGCACCCATGGTGCCGCGAATGGCCGTGCCTTTGTATTCTTGGCTCAACCCCTTGGCGATTAGCGCAATCGCCCCGCCGATCAAGGCAATGGCAGGAAGCGCTGCGCCTATGGTTGCCGAAAGACTTGACGCGCCGGTTGCCGCCGCGGTGGCCGCGTTGGCAGTGATATTCAGCATCCCAGCGCTGGCGAAGTTGCCAATGCCTAGCGCCGCTTGTGCGCCCGCACCAATCCCGCTGAGAAAGCCACCGCCGCCTAGCAGATTGCCGAAGATGCCGCCAAGGACGCCATTGCCGCCGCCGCCTTGCAGAACGGTAGAACCCGCCGCGCCTGCGACAGTGCCGCCGATGCCGAGAGACAGTTTAATCGGGTTGGCAATCGCCATTGAAATCAACTGCGCAATCATCCGCTTAAATCCGTCAACAATGGTGTCGCGGAAGTCGGTGAAGTTATCAATCGCGCCAGTAAATAGGCCGCCGAAGGCATCGGCCAGGTTATCAACAGCGCCGCCAAGCGCACCTCCCATTTCGTTAGTTAGTTCCTTGACCGCTTCTGCCGCTTTTTTTGCGCCCCCGGCTGTTCCATTGTCGCCAAGTTCATCGTTTAGAGCGTCCAGTTGCTTGCGAAGTTTGCCCGCCTCGTCTGAATTCTCGCCGAATTCGTTTTCTGCGTCTTTCAGCAGCTTGTTGATCTTGGCAACGGCGGCTGCAATCTTTTCGAAGCCCTCATCAGCAAGGCTAGAAGCGGAAGACCGAAGCAACTTTGTCTGCGTATCTGCTGCCGCTGCAAGCCCGTTGTATCTACTCATACCCTCAAACGCATTGCCTGCGGCTTCGTTGATTGTATCCGCGATGTCGGAAAAGCCAGGAATATTCGACAGGCCAGCGCCAAGGGCAAAAAGGAATTCCGACCACTTGGACGAAATAGCCTCAAGCATGGAATAAAAGCCGGACTTGACAGTTTCCCAAACCGATGCGAGCGCAGGGCCAATTGATGATGCGCTAGTTTTTATCCCGTCCCAAACGGCAGACGCCAATTCGCCCAAGGCCGCAATTGCATTGCCCCAACCGCCGGTCGCCCGAACCAGTTGCAAAAACTTGCCAATCAGCAGGCCAGCGCCGACAACCAAAGCGCCGATGCCTGTTGCCATCAAAGCGCCGCGCACCGTCACCAGCGATGCAATCCACACGCCTGTAGCGGCAGTTGCCGAGACAATCGCGGGTAAATACCCAAGGACAAGCGCACCCGTTGCTGCCGCGACAATCCCAACCAACTCGTCCATATGCCCGGCCATGAAGTCCAAGCCATTAGCCATCGCCAGATTCGCTGCGGTTGCCATCGCGGTCAGCCCCAGAACGTCGTTCAATTTCAGGCTGAATTCCTGTGCAGACTGCGCAAGGTCATCCTGCGCCCCGGCAAGCCCTGCGGCCTCTGCTGCCGCAACCCCGCCATACTGCGCAGCCAATTCGCCAAGGATAAACTTCTGCGCTGACATGGTGTCGCCAGCCTCGACCATGCCCTTGACCATTTTCTTTTGCGCCTCAGTGAATACCGTGCCGGAACGGGTCAAGGCGGTCATGCCGGTAATCGGGTCTTCCAGCGCCTTGCCAAGTTGCAAAACCGCGCTGTTCAGGTCGGTGCCAAGTGCGGCTGACATATCGTTTGCAGCTTCCATAGCACTGTCGAACACATCGCCTGTCACATTGCGGAATGTCAGCAAGGTTTGCTGCGCCCGCATAATGCCTTCGGTGCTTTCCAGCGTGAGCCGCGCCATTGCCCGCGCCTGCTCATGCAATTGCCTGGCCGTGCGCCCAGCCGCGCCGCCGGTTGCCTTGATAATGGCGTTTGTGCGGAACATGTTGCGTTCAAGCTGCTCGGCTTCACGAATTGCACTGCCGAACAACTTGCTGGTGACAAATGTCGCTGCCATGCCAGCCGCCGCCGCCGCAAGACCAGCAACTGCCTTGGACATGCCACGCGCAGCAACCCCAGCTTTATCCGCTTGGGCACCGAATTTATTCAGATCAGTGCCAGCGCGGGTTAACCCGGAACTGTCAACAACAAGGGCGAGACGGGCTACATCCATGGGGCACCTCCAGAAATTGCCCCCGCCGTTTCAGACGGGGGTTTGTTAACGGTCCATCGGCGGGATTTTGAACGGGTCTTTGCCCGCCTCTAGCCCCCTGCGGAATGCCTCGCACAAGTCATGCAGGATGACCGCATCTTCGCTGTCTGATATAAGGCCGGTCGCATCCATAAAGGCTGCGATTTCAGGCCAATCCGCCGCCCTGAGGCCCCCCATCGGCATGTGCCTGGTTGGTCCCAAAGTGTTCATCGCGGTTATCAGGTATTCGCCGCCATCCGGCAATTCGGGCAGTGGCGGTTCAAGGCCCGCGTCAAGAAACGACGCAAGCCTGCTTTTGTCTTGGGCTTGCGCCTTGCCGTCCTTGCCTTTGACTTCAATCGTGGCATTCAGGAACCCCGTCTGCTCAACGTAAAGTTCTATTTTTCGGACGTTTTCCCGAAAAAATTTGCCCGGTCTCCGGCGAATGTAATGACCTGTTCGACGAATGAATCGGATTGCTCAAAGAATAGACGCTTTTCCGCCTCGCTGGTGCCAAGCGGTTTGCCGTCAGCGCCGGTCAAGCCGGTAAAGCCAGTGACCAAGGAACAGGCAAACAACATGCCGGTTTCTTCGTCACCTTTCAGCTTGGACTTCTGGATTTCTTTCGCCCGGTTGCGCACCCGCTCGCTTTCGGTGCCGAGAACGTGACAACCGATTTTCTCGGCCTTCGCCGCCTCGTTCAGTTCGCCAGTATCAGGGTCAGCGCCTTCGCCGGAATAGAGTTTGTGGCCGAGTGCCGGGTGAGACAGGTGCAGGAATGCGCCCTTTGCAGCACCGGATTTGGTTTCAAGGTTGGTGATTTTCATGTGTGGCTCCTAATGGCTTTTGCATGTGGCTTTTGTAAAAATGGGGCGGGACCAAAGCCAAAGTCACCGCCCCTCCCTTGCGGGATTAGACCGGCTCGGTGGCCGCGACAGTGAAGTCGTTTTGACGGAAGCTGACCGTGAAGCCCTCATACCCGCCCGACTCGGCCTGGTTCGGCTGATAACTGTGGACCACGCCCTGCGCATACTCGACAACATCGCCGGTCACAGGCGCATTGTCGGTGCCGGAGCCGGTGACAATCTTGATTGACCCGATGCCCTGCTGATCTGTCGAAGCGGTCTTGACGTTGCCTTGCCCTGTATCGCTGGCGACATCGCGGAACGTCGCGGACGACTCCACACCTTGCGCCGCGCCTTTTACAGCGGACGTAAAGCCCGATTGCAGATCAGGAATATCAACCATCGAATGCGACACGCCGAGTTGAGGCAGCGTGATTGCGCCTTTGACTTGGACCCATGTCAGTGCCTCGAAGCCGGTGCTGTCGTTGGTCGCTGGCGCTGCTGCCGCGAAATAGATCGTTTTACCAATATGATTGGCCGTCATAGCTTGTTTCCTTTCCAAGCAAAAAAACCCCGCTCGCGGGGCTGGTGGTGGTTTTGAGTTTGGGAAACTCGCTTTAGCCTTCCCGGCTTACCCGCGAGCGGTGGGTTTATTCGGCCTTCTCGGCCATCTCGACACGCCGCCAGCCTTTCGCCAGCCACGATGCCAAATCCTTTTCAAACGGGCGCGCGATTGCGCCTGAATTGTTGATGATTTCGACCCGCTGCGGTTTGCGGGGTTCCGGTGCTGCGATTGGCTCCGGTGCATTTTTCTTCTTCATGATATGCTCCAATAGCTTACCCAAATTGGTGTCTCCCATCGCGTATCTATCTGCTGCCCCGGTTTGACCGTGTGGCCAGTGATGGTGACTGTCGCGCCGCTCTTGGTGAGTTTCAGGGCGCGCGGGA